CGATTTTGTTTACGTTACCTTTACGTAATAATTTTTAGATATATCTATAGCAGTAGAATCAACCGTATATGAGTACGTAGTAGGTATACCATCTAGAGTTTGCGTTGCGGAAGATATCGATTTACCTATTATATATGCAGAACCTCTAACTGGCACTACTGGTGACACTGAATCAGAGTTTACTGTAAAAACTGTAGAATATGGTGCCGTAGTCTGGATACCAAATCTAGCTGTATCATCGACTCCTATATATATTTTATAAAATAAATCATTGTCCCACTTAGTTGTAGTTAACAAATTTGGTTGAAAAGATAATATTATTGTACCTAAGTCTAAATTAGCTGAGGTTTTAAGATCAGTACTGCGTGCATAGTACTTCTCACAGTAACGTCCAGTATAATTAGCTACATTCATATAAGGTATTACAAATTCCACCACACCACCATATCCTTTCCCCGTAGGTATTATCGCATTATACATTTCAATAACCGGTGCTGATGGGTCTGTAATATTAGCATTCATTGTATGCGTATTTACTGTATTTATACCCACCGCAGATGAAGCTGATATTAAATAATTACAAGCACCTTGTACATTCGCCTCAGCTATTGGTGTAGTAGCTTGATACGTGGCTGGTGGCATATATTTAACTCTAACGCTAGCTGCATCCGAAAATGCTAACTTTACCTTTAGACCTCCACGAAAACCGTGATATTTCATACTCCAAAATTGCACAGGATTACTTATAACATCTACAGGTCTAACACCATGTAATAACTCAGCCACCGGAACAATTACTATCCCTTTGGAAACTTGTAAGTTAGCTGCTGTAATGGTTTGAGTAGGCATTGGTGAATATCTTCTAACTATATCTCTAATATTCTCTATAACCTTAAAATTTGAGTCTTGTTTATCATAAATAACATTATCTTCTACTTCAAGCAATTTTGATTGATCCGATGGTATCATAGCTATTGCTGATTGAGCTGTATAAGTTGGTGGAGTTTCAACTGTACCATGATTAACACCACCAATACCATACCCCATAAACGCTAAATCTTCTCCTCCAGAGAAGTAAACGTTTACGTAAGCTGATGTTGGTACGCTACTATTAAAAACTAACGGTTGCTGTAAGTATATATATACCATTCCGTGTGAACATACATTAGCCCAGTAATCTGGTGTACACTCTATTTGAGGTAAAGGTGAACAATAAGGCAAATTTAAAGTTTGCACTTGGCCACCTGCACTAAATTCAAATGAGTGTGTAATTAAATTATGTGTATCAGCAAAATTAGGTGATTTAGATATTCCCTGTGCATCAGTACTATAATCTAACACAACTGTTATTTTAAAATAATGAAAGTTAGTCATAATTGATTGTAAGTGCATGTTTATTGAACCTCTCCAATAACGCGATGTTTCATACATAGATCTCATATTACCATACCAATCGTTAGGAGAACTGCTCATTTCCATCAATGGAGTTATCGGATGTGCGAATAACAAAGTACCTTTTGTATCAGTATTATTTATTTTAATAACACCTTCTCTATGCGGTTTAGATAATAAATGTTTTACTGACATTTCATCAATATCCGTTCTAAAATAAAAATCATCACATATTCTATCAAATGTAGAATAGGGATCTAACTTTTCTATGCGTGTTTCATTATCAACATTAGATGTTATATTTCTATCAGTATAAATTACTCTTTTATCTATAAGAGATACGTTTGGATTATGAAAGCCTGTATAAGATTTTATACCAGCTCTGATACTATCTATTAAATCTCCGGTAACTCGTTTAGTTCCATAAGTTAAATCATCTAAAGCTGATGTAACTATTGTTGAGAAACCTCCTTGAGCAGACCACGTCATATCCTCATTTTTAGGTACTCTAAAATCTGCATGCTTAAATATAATATGAACACTAACAGACAAAGAGCTAGATGCTCCAGTACTCATTGACAATTGGTTGTTAACAAATAACACTAAATCAACAACATTTGGAGTTGCTAAAGTAGTTGTTTGCGGTTCTCCAGTAACGTATGTTCTATCATAATAAGCTGGAACATAAAAAGGTAATTCCAAACAAGTTGGAGTACTCTCATTTGCGAACAAAAAAGTGTGTGGAGCCATTAAAGCTTGAGTCGCTGATGCAATTCTAGGAGCTCTGTTAGGAACAGCTACAGCTATTAGAGAACCCATATGCATACTAGTACCAGAAACTTGTAGCATAGCACACATTTCATAATTTGCTAATGCTGCAGACTTAAACGGAACTTGCATTAAATAATTTTTAAGCGCTGCTCCTGGTAAACCTAATCTATATAATTCTCCTCCAGTATCCGTAGAAGCCCATGTGTAAGTACCGACGTAAATCGGTTTTTCAATTATACCCTCAAAATCCATTTTTAGATTATCAGGGACTGTTTTATTTCGAAATAATCTTTTATTATACCTCAGTTTTGGTTCTAACATAGGTCTCATTGACAATGTACTATCGAAATTTTCGGCTACTATATTTATTTCGCCATCTTCTTTATTTATTCCTTTTTCAGTGGTGAAACTTTAAATGACAATTTATCACCATAAATTATCAAGTTATTACTAATTCGCTTATGATTGCTGTAATATAATAGTGGGTGTAATTAATTACCACTACTAACCAGTATATTTATGAGTATAGATAACAACTCTCAATCGTGTATATGCACACAGTTGAGACTTTAGGATTTATATCAGCCGGTTACCCTTTAGCTATATAAATACTATGTTAAAATACTATCATAAACTACAAAAGTATATTTAACGAGGTCTTCACCTCTAATATGCGAGTATTTTACTTACATTTTCAACAACTGCGAACTATCATACTTGGGTATGTACTCGCCGCTCTTATACAAGTCTATTAAATATTTTTCAGGAAGTTTCACAAACTTAATTCCCAACTTAGTACACTCTTCTTCTAAAATTTTCATTGAATCTTTGTACAATTCTTCATGCAGGAACAACTCTCTCTGTATACAATGTAATTTATCTTGGATAACGATTTCAGAATCTTTTGTTTTGTCTATCCAGCTAATACCGCTCAAAATAGTTCTCGTGTCTAAGGGACACGCAACTTGTTTTAATTTACTGTGATATTTAAAGCTTCTCTTCAAAAATGTAACTTCTTCTATATCTTCAAACTTACTGATCACTTCACCTTTAGTAGACGTAGTGAAATCCATACCACAACTTACAAAAAACTCTTTCATCGAGATAGCGTTTAGCACTCCTTGTAAATCTAGGTTTAACAATACATTTACTGTATCGTCACCATAAACCATATCAACTATATCTTTATAAAATAATACCGCTTTCGCATTATGTACGTTTCTTTTATACCACATAGCTTTATAGAATCTATTTACTAAACTATTCACAATAGCTGTTAAATAACTGCCAGACGGCATTCCATGTGTTGAAATATAAGTATCATCCATAACTGAACTAACGCAATAAATATGCCAGTCTAAAATTCTTTCAGCTAACAATCTATTATTACCTTTATAATGTTTCATAATTACTTCATTGACTGCCCCTTGAACTTGCGGTAACATTTTCTTATCATACTTCCCTATATCTCCTGCCCACACAGCACCTTGTTTTAAGGTGTCATAAAGTCGCGGCCACTCTCTACTAGGATTTACTCCAATCATTATATTATTGAATTGCCTATTACTTACTATATTGGATACCATTTCTCCAAACAATTTCTTAGTCAAGACTTGTATATATACATTAGAAATTCTAAAACTGCGAGGTGTATCTTTTTCTTGGTTTCTAATTTCATCTTTTAATGTTTCTACCCATGCAAGATCTCGAACGCTTATAGAATCACTACATATACGCTTTGTATACTCTTCTAATGCATTAGCAAACTTTGGTAACATACACTTATTTTCCCAGTCGAAACATTCATCTTTATTTTTAAAATCACAAATACCATTGCTTGATTTTTTATTCATTCCTGCTAACAAATCATTTCCACAAATTACTTCCGTCATACTAATATCTTGAAAATCTTCTAAGATCAAGTCAACAACTTCTTTACCAAACTCAATTTCTTCTCTAGCACACGGTGCCACAGGAATCCTTGAAGCTTTTGACACATCCTTAACAGTATGAGTACCAAACTTATGAAGGTTAGCTGGAAATCTTGTTACAGGAAATACTCCATGCAACTCACTAGGAACAAAATTACTTTTATGCTGCACGCTTGAGTGCAAATCGCAATTGAGTTTGACACCACTAAAATCTTCTATAAGCTTACCACTCACGTCTGTTTCTATTTTCAAAAAAGAAGCACTTAAGTAATGTACTATATCGTCTATTGTTCTAGTTTTCCAAACCTTGCCCGCTCCAGAACCACGTTCAACACAACCAGCCACATGATGTCCCCTTATAACTCCATTCTTTGTTACCAATAATGAACCGCATAATTCGTCTGCTTGAATATCATACGTAACATCTCCAGGCACTATTTTACCTTCTCTACCTGCTATTCTAATCTTATATACAAAACCATCATTAACAGTTGACAAATTTTTTGCCATTAAGTTTATAATACCTAAAGGATGTACTAAATATGTTATTTGATCATCACTGGTATAATTAAACTGATTCTTTATAGTTGGATAAGTAGAAGGGAAAGTACTCGGTAAATACCAAACACCTAAATCTTCTTCATAATGTATTTTTTGCAAAACAATTTGCACATGGTCTATTTCTCTATGATTTAACTCCCTGCTTTTATATACGACTATATACACTTTCTCATCTTCTGTTATGTGTGCTGGTAACAAAATTGTTCTTCCAGAAATTGTACACACATTTTTAGCTATTCCTAGCGACGAATACACATCACATTCAAAAACGGACTTAAACACCTTATTAACAGATGTATGCACACTTGAGACATCCACTTTATTCTCTTCTATCAAAGATTTCAATTGTACAGAAACAGATCCTTGACCATAATAATATCTCAAGAATTCTAGTCTATTCTGGTCATCCATGTTCTTCACATTATCATGTACTTTATACAATACGACTTTAGAAGCGCATTTTTGTACTGCTGTTAATGTTCCAAACATAACCGCATAATAAAATAACATTACACCAATCGCCTGAGATATACTCTGAGCTTCACCGGTGTAAATAGCTACAAATAATTCTTTTAAGTACTTCTTAGCTTTCCTACCATAATAAGTCAACACTTGTACTAACAACTCAATTGCAGTTAAATATTTCCTTCTATTATAGTATCTATAAGCGTTTGGATCCCCATCGTACACTTGCATCGCATTTTTAATATCAGGATCTACTGGGGAACTTTGTCCTCCACCTTGTGCGTTAAATATCAATCTTTCCCTAAGCGTATTTAATTTATCCATATCCATTTCAGTAAAATGATGATTATCTTCTTTCATTCTCGTATAAATACTTATTATATTAGCAATCCAAATCAACAAATTATCATTTGATTCTTGCGTATATTCAACTTCAAATGACGCATTCAAGCCATATTCGTCACTAAACTCTGGTGTGAATTGATTAACAAATTTCTGTTTATCTAGAGAATAGTGATAAAAATCAACAATTCCCTTTACCAATTCTCCTCTTCGTATAACATTAAATTTAAAAACGTATCCTCTTCGCCACAACGCAGCGATATCAGATATACAATCTTGGGATGTTAATCCTTGGATATTCATAAAACAATTTGTTGTAACTAGTATATTTTTACTAGAAAAAAACTTTGTATCCTTTAATTCTGCAGATGCACAATCTAATGGTGTTTTTACCGCCGAAACTAAATTGATAATGGTTCTCCACTGAGATACTCCCTGTTGTCCTACATCATCTTGGACATATATTTCTTCATTATTATAACCATCATAAAAATCTTTTCCGTCTTTTATACTTTTGACTAAATGAGTATAAGTTGTTTTATTTAACAACTGTATAACTTTGAGCATAGTTACTGATTTCATTGTTCCTGGTTTACCTTCAAAGACAAAACAATTTGGTTCAACTTTACTTTGACTATCATAAGCATTAACAATCTTAACCAAACGCTCAAAATCTTTTAAGATGCTATTGGCTCCTTTAGATTTTTGGCACCACTCAACCAAAGCTATATTTCCGAGAATATTGTCCTTGTAATGCGTGGCTATGTCTTCACGATATCTAAATTCTAAAACAACATTCTTATTTTTTTGCCATTTTTCCAAAAAATCTCTAGCTTTGTTTAAAGCATTCATAGCAGAAATAGTTGATCCCATAAAAAATACTTTATTAACGTCTATATATTTATCTAATTTACAAAATACTATTAACTTGGACAACAAATCTGACACACAAGCAATTACTTTTACCAGTGTATCACATTCATCAAAGATTTTTGTATTCGAAAACATGGACATTCTTTTCAATATCTCCATAATTTCCTTCGGAAACAACATAGAGAAAGCACTAAATAATAGCGCATCCCCAGACTGTCCAAACCAGAATGAGCTTCGTCTCGTTTTGTCAACCAATATGTCTTTCCATATTAAAACTTTAGCCAATGCTAACAAAACTGTTGATAAAGAATCGAAAGATCCATCAAAATTCATAGCACTTATTTGCTTAATTAAAGTTAAAACATCTGTTACAAATAACTTCCATAAATCTCCAAATCGATCTATTATGTTTTTACTCTTACCCATTGCTTGCAACATTTCTGCGAACAAACACAAACCATCTTTTAAATCAAACAAACCTTCAAAAAATCCACCTTGTGATTTATAATCAACCCTCTGAGAATTTTTCTTATTTTCAAAACATTTATTCGAGTCTTCGATATACTGTGTTAATAGTCTATTATCAACTCTACTAATATATGTTTTAAACAGCTTAACACTGTCAAAATCACCATAGAAACTGAATTTTTGTGTCTTAACGTAAGATAAATTTAATTCCTTCACTTTATTATCTGCACTATTTTCTAATACAAATTTATTTTTATTTTTATAAACTCTTATACACCAATCATCT